GGTGCGCCAGAGTATTACGGGGACTACGACTACACCCACTGGTTGGTCGCTCCCTCGCCTGATGTTGCGTATGATTTTGAGGTGTTGTACTACGAACGACTTCAACCGCTTGATTCTTCCAATCAAACCAATTGGTTCACCATTTACGCCCCACAGGCTTTACTGTACGGGTCTTTGTTGCAGGCCATGCCCTACGTCAAGAACGACGAGCGGATGCCCATGTGGCAACAGAATTACGACCTCATCATTCAGACCCTGAAGTCTGAGGACGTACAGCGCATTGGCGACCGCCAAGCAACCGTTTTGGATACTTAATCATGCCGTCATTTAACTCCCCCTTCACAGGCAACGTCATTCAACCAACAGACGTTTCGTATCGCAATATTTCTATAGCGAACACAAATCTTCAGTTGGAGTGGCCCATCAACGGAACCACAACTGATGATGCCGCCGCTCGTATTATGGAGGTCACTACAACTGGAGTTTCTGAGTTGTGGATGCCTCCTGCCAATCAGGCTTCGGTAGGGCAGGATGCATTGATTCGTAATATTGGTGGGGAAGACTTCACCGTCATGGATTATGCGGGAATCAACACGATTGTGACCGTGTTGGTAGGCGAGGCCCAGTACATCTACATTACCGACAACAGCACTGAGGAAGGTGTTTGGGGCATTATTGCTTTTGGTATTGGCTCCTCTGGTCAAGATGCGGCAACCCTTGCCGGGTACGGCCTGCTGGCGATTGGTCAGACGCTGAACCAGAGTCAGCCAGTCACGACTTTTTCTTCCAACTACACGGCGTTGACGACAGACCGCTCAAGCACTTATGTGTGGACTGGCGGTGCTGGAACGCTGACCCTGTCACTGGCATCAACTCTTGGCGATAACTGGTTCATGTTCTTGCGCAACAGCGGGACAGGGGCTTTGACTGTCACTGGAACCAGTGGCGACTTGGTCAACGGTTCTGCGTCAATTGCTCTGCAACCGACAGACTCTTGCATCATTGTTTGCAGTGGTTCACAGTTTTATACAGTCGGCTTGGGTCGGAATACACAGTTTGCTTTTACTCAGTTGAGCAAGGCTGTGACGACTGGCTCTTACACCTTGACGGCTTCTGAAGCCTCAAACGTGATTCAAAAATACACCGGGACTTTGACAGGCAACGTCACAATTGTTGTTCCGTCAACAGTTCAGGTTTATTACATTCTCAACGAGACATCGGGTGCTTACACCGTCACAATCACAACGGGTTCTGGCGGCACTGCTGTTTTGACCGCAGGCAGTCAAGCCACGTTGGTTTGCGATTCTGTGAACCTATACAACGCCAACACAGTTCTTGCTGGCGCTTCAGTTGTGAGTTTGAATAACGGCTCCGTTGGCGCACCGTCGTTGAACTTTGCGTCAGAAACAACAACAGGTGTTTATCGCGCCGCTTCTGGTGAATTCAACATTGCAATTCTTGGTGTATTGCGCTCAACAGTGTCTGCTTCTGGTTTGGCAATTGTTGGGACTGGTAACTTCACAGGTGGTGTTTCTGGCGGGACGTACTGATGGTCAAGAAGGTCTTTACCATTGATACGCTACCGGGCGTCCAGCGCGACGGCACTATCTTTGACATGAACTTTTACACGGACGCTCGTTGGGTTCGCTTCCAGCGCGGTCGTCCAAGAAAAGTTGGTGGCTATCGCGCAATTGTCAGTAACGCACTTGGGTACTCTCGCGGCATTTATGTCAACTCGGTTGATGGTGTCAACTCAGTTTTTAACGGGTACAACAACGGCCTTGAGGTTGTCAACATCAACAACCTTGGCATCGGTGCTGGCGTAACTGAATTTACTTTCACAGGCTTGATTCTGACCCTCAACACCTTGGTTGGCGGGACTACCTATGTCAATGGCACATACACAAATGTGACGCTCACAGGCGGTTCTGGTTCTGGTGCAAAGGCAACTATTGTGGTTGCTGGTACGGTAGTGACCACAGTCACGCTGACAACGGCTGGCAACGGGTATGTGGTTGGCAACACGTTGAGCGCAACCGCCGCAAGCATTGGCGGCACGGGCAGCGGTTTCTCCATCAATGTGGCAACAATCAATGACGGCTTCACGGAAAGCGATTTGAACCTGTGGCAGTTTGACTCTACGTTTGACGCTCAGGGTTCTGGAAACCAGTTGCTGTTGGCGCATCCCGGTCGGAACTTAGCCCAGATTGACCAGACAACTGTGACCCCGGTTTTGGCTGGGGACATCAATGGCACAGTCCTGTCTCCGCTTACGGACACTACTGGAACAACCCCAACAGGCGATGTCATTGAAGTTGCTGGCGGTGTAGTTGTTTTGCACCCCTACGTTTTTGTGTATGGCGACAACGGCCTCATCAAGAATTGTGTGGCTGGAGACCCATTTGATTGGAACGGGCCAGACTCCAACGAGGTCAACGTGGCCTCCACAAAGATTGTCAAGGGCTTGCCAGTGCGAGGTGGCTCTAACGCGCCCTCTGGGCTGTTCTGGGCGCTTGATTCACTGATTCGTGTGTCCTACAGCCCCACCACGATTACGGTCGCCTCAGTCCCCCAAACCTTCTACTGGCGCTATGACATCATCTCCAGTCAGTCTTCTATTCTCTCCAGCCAATGTGTCATCGAATATGACGGCATCTACTATTGGATTGGCGTTGACCGATTCTTGTTGTACAACGGCGTGGTCAAGGAAATCAAGAACACTTTTAACCAGAACTACTTTTTTGACAACCTGAACTACGAGCAACAGCAAAAAGTCTTTGTGAACAAGGTTCCGCGCTTTGGTGAAATTTGGTGGTTCTTTCCCTCTGGCAACTCAGAGGAGTGCAATGATTGCATCATCTACAACGTGCGAGAAGACTGCTGGTACGACGCTGGCGAGGCTTTGGGCGCTCGTCGCACTGCTGGCTACTTCTCACAAGTGTTTCATTACCCCATCAACGCTGGCGCAACATTGAGTGAGCAAGAGGTAATTTTTACGGCGTCAATTTCAACAACGAATGCAAGTGCCGTCATCACAATTGCGCCCAATAATTTGGTTGCTGTTGGACAGCAGGTTGTGTCTGCCAGCGTTCCATCTGGCGCATTGGTGTCTTTGATTACGCCCAATGCGGCATCACCCACAGCGACTGGAACTTCTGGGGCAAGCACCATTGTGGTCAGCAGCGCAACTGGGGTTGTGTTGAACCAATCCGTTGTAGGAACTGGCGTTGGTGTGGGCGCTGTTGTGACCATCATCGCGGGGACGACTATCACGCTGTCCGTGGTCAACAGCGGGGCTGTATCGGGAGCCATGTCGTTCGCTGGTTTGAGTTTGACCTTGTCTGCAAACGCAACGGCAACATTGATTGAGACCGCAAATTTTGAGACTGTGGCTGGTCAAGTTATTTTGTGGCAACACGAAATTGGAACGGATGAGGTCATCAACGAAGAGGCCAACGCCATTGAAAGTTTCTTCCAAACAAGTGATTTGGGTTTTGTGGCTGGTGGGCCTGCTCAGACATCTCCCGTGGGCGACAACTTCTGGTTGAACTTGGAGCGGGTGGAGCCTGACTTCATCCAGCAAGAAGAGATGACGTTCCAAGTCACGGGTCGACCTTACGCTCAGTCTGCTGATGTAACGTCTGACCCTTATGTGTTTGCCCCGGACACAGGCAAGATTGATATGCGCCAGCAACGGCGAGAAATACGGTTGATTTTTAAGAGCAACGTACAGGGTGGTAATTACCAAATGGGTAAGGTTTTGCTCACGGTCACTTTGGGCGACTCCAGACCATACGGAAGCTAACATGGCGCTTGCTCTCGTATACGACCCCCGCTATCATACGTGGGACTCGTGGTCGAGCCTTATGTGCGAGGCATATGCGGCGCAGCAGCTATCAATGAACACCTCTGAAGAGGGTTGGAAAGAATGGGCGGCGGGTTTAAAAGCAATCGACATTTTTGTAAACGAGGGCATCCCCGGCCCGTATATATTTGAAAACTGGCAAGATTGGGCAACAGCTTTAGTTGGCGCTGTTAACCAGCCAACGGATGCACCTTCTTGATAACTTTGCCTAGTATTATTTATCTCACATTCAAAACAAAGACCGCAAAATGAATATTTCAGAATATCGTCGCAAGGCTTTGGGGTATGTGTATCGTGCGGATGGTGATTACGATTACAGCACCCCTTCGGCAAACGAAGCAATACGGCAGATGTACATACAGAACGTCGGCAGAGAGCCTGACGCTGGTGGACTGGCGTACTTTGCCGACCGTTTTGGTACGGATGTCAGTGCCAAAGAACTTGAAACCTTCAGAGAGATGGCGGCTGCGGAAGTTGCCGCTGTTGAATCCCAACGCGCTGCTGCTGCTGCTCCTGCCAGTTCGGGGGTTTTTTCCAGCCTTCCTGCTGCCTTAACCAACGCTTTCGCAGCAGGTCAAGGACAGGGTATTTTCACCTCTGCTGCCCCTACGCCTGCTCCCGCCCCTACCCCTGCCCCTACCCCTGCCCCTGCATCTGAGCCTACCCCTGCCCCTGCTGCCCCTGTGACGGGCACGCATCGAGAACTACGAGAGAACCAAGAGGGCACTTACTACGTTGAAGTGCCAAACACCCAAGCGTATCTTGACACTCAAAATCAAAAATCGGCGGCTGCAACAGCTTTGGCAACCCAAAAACAAGCGGATACAAGTCTTCAAGATAAATCCGCGTCATTTGCCAAAACTTTTGGTGCTACACCCATTTACACCGGGGGAGATGTTGCAGCTAGGTTATATCAAGGCGAGGAAGTTGAAGCCGCATCGTACTCACCGCTTGCCCTAGCAGGATATTTTGCGCCAACGGGAACCAAAGGATATTCACATACCTATGACGCTCAAGGCAATTACACCGGGATAATAAACACCAGCCCCAGTGGGTTTATCAACGAATTATCTAACTCACTGGCACAATTAGATTCTGATTTAGGGTTATCTAAAAACGCCCCGCTTATAGTGGCGTTAGCCATCAATGTATTGGCCCCCGGTGCAGGGGCCGCTATTGGGCAATCTTTAGTCAGTTCTGGTTTAGTCACTAGCGCCTCCGCAGCATCAGCGGCGGCTTTGGCGGGTGGTGCTACCGCAGCGGGAGCAGCGGCTGCGGGGGCAGCAGCAACCGCTTTTGCAACCACGGTTGGCAGCACGATATTGAATACTGGTATTCAACTGGCAACAGGTGTGCCCGTTGAAAAGGCATTTACCAATGCGGTGCTAAGTGTTGCTGGAGCCTCTTTTACTCCCGGAATTAGCAACGTAGTACAAGAAGTTGTTGGAAATGAAACGGCAACAAGAATTATTACAAACGCTGTTGTGTCGGCTGGCAAAGCCGTCGCAACGGGTGACAATATTGGCGATGCTTTTGTTGGCTCTCTAGCAAGCGGCGTTGCAAATGTTGGCGCAGATAAAATTATTTCTGGCTTGTCTATAGATGAATTACCTAAAGAAGCCGTCGGTGTCATAAAGGCAGGTATTGTTAGCACAATTCTAACTGGTGATGGAACTACAGCCATGACCAACGCCGCAATCAATGCAGGCGTAACGGCGGCAATGGATGGGTTCAGTAATGGCGCTATCAATTTGACTGAGGGCGCTTTTGACTCGCTAAACAATATTGTGACAAGTACCGATGCAACAACTGTAGACACAGACGCCATAAACTTGCAGACGGCAACCAACGCTGGGTTTTCTGATTTTGCAACGTACATGCAGTACGGTGGTGATTTGCAAGCCTACAACGCAGCACAAGCAGGCACAACAGGTTCAACAAGTTCAACAGGTTCAACCAGTGGAACAAGTGGAATTAGTGGAATTAGTGGAACAAGTGGAACAAGTGGAGCAAGTGGAACAGACACAGCGAGTACAGCGGGTACGGCAGGGACAGCAGCTACAGCAGACACCACAGCGGGTACATTGGATGGAACGAGTACAGCAGGTACAACGATTGCATCAAGTACAGCAGACACTGGGGGCACAACGGCGGGTACAACAAGTGCAGCAGACACAATAGTTTCTGAAGTGCCGACTGGACAAACCACTTCTGATTTCAAAGATTTAATCGCCGCAACAGGCGCAACTACTGGCGATGCTGTGGTGGCCGATACGGCAACAAATATTCCAAAAGAAGTTGTAGATATTGCAGAAGCGTTCCCAGACTACGCAGTCACAAGTAGCGCACCAACTGGTGCATTGGCCGCAGTTTCTGAAAATATTGATTTCAATGATGCATCAGAAACTCCTTCAGAAGTAGCGTCTGTAAGCACAACTAGCCCGTTGGCTTCCGTGTCGGAAACTTTTCAGCCTATAAATTTACCTGACACTCAAAGTCAAGAAGGTGCAGTTATTTCTGAAGCGGAAGTTCCTGATGTTGTCAAGACTTTGGCAAAAGACGAAACAGAAGAACAACCTATTGGTGGATTGAATGCGGTTCTAACGGAAGCACCTCAAGAAAAAATAGCTTCGTCATCAGGAATAAAAGCCATTGACATTGCAAAACCTGTGATTTCCACTATTGGTAGCTTAATCAAGTCATCCTTGAACAGGAGACCGACAGCGGCTAGACCTGTTGGCGGCTTGCGGTCGGCAAGCATCAGGCCAGCGGCTGTCAAGCCCCCGGCAAGGATGGATGTGGCTAAATTGATACCGATTCAAAAAGCGGTTCCAATCAAAAAACCAACAGCGGTTGGCCCAGCTAAAACTTTGGCAAGCACCGCAAAACTAAGCCCTGTGAGCAATATTGCAGGCTTGACCTCACTGGTTAAAAAGGCAGGATAAAAATGGCGATTTTGAAAAAACGCACATCAACCAAGCAACTTCCAGAGGCTAAAGATTTTGACGTTGCGCCACTGAAAAGCGTCATCAGCAATTTGAACGACCGTCCTTCATTGACTGGTCGCACTTCTGGCTCAATGACTTCTGAAGGCTCTGGTACTCGTTCAAGCCTAAACACTGGTACAACCCCTATGGGTGGCGGCGCAAGTCCTCCTCCAGTCACCTCGACGGTTACAAGCCCAACAAACAAGCTAACTTTGCCGCCAGCACAAAAAGCAACTTTACCTACAAAGCCGCCTGCATCTTTGACCACAAAGACTAGCATGGTTCCAAGGACTACGCTTGCCCCAAAGACTCTTTTGCCGACCAAGTCTACGCTGACATCCAAGACCACTACGCCGACAACAAAGACCACTACGCCCAAGGTAACAACCCCAGCGGTCAAGCCAACTGTTACGACCAAGCCTGTCGTCACAACAAAACCTGTAACTACAACAAAGCCTGTAATTACGACAAAGACGACTCCCACTTCTGTAGTCAAGCCTGTCGTTACAAAGCCAAGTACGGCCACAAACACACTAGTCAACTCGCTCACGGGCGCGGCGATTGGTGCTGGAACAAAGCTAATCATCGACAAGATTACTGGCAAGCCAACGGTGGTTAAAACTGGCCCTACACCTGCTGGTGGTACAAAAACACCTATTGGCGGAACCAAGACCCCTGTGGGGGGTACAAAGACTCCTGCGGGCGGAACAAAACCAATCACTAGCACGGTATTGACTGAAGAACAAATTCAAGCAGAACTTGACCGAGCAAAAGCATTAGAAGGGACAGGTGCGCCTCCAGAGGGCGCTGTAGACAATGGCAACGGAACTTATTCTGTTTTTGAAGACGGCATGATTACAACCTATGACTCCAGCGGGGTTATTACGGGCATGGTGGCCGATACAAATGTAAACCCAGCGGAAGTTGAATCAATTTATGATGAAGCCAATCAAGATGCCGCAAGCGGCGGTGGAGATGGCGAAACAATTGATACAACCAGCGGCGACGGAGTCAGTGAAGGTTCTGAGGGTACTCAATACTTCCAAGACGGCGAGGGAAACTACTACACCATGAATGATGATGGTGGGTATGACTTGGCGTACTACGCTGACGGCTCCATTCCAGAAGATGCTGTGGAGGCGGAAGAACCAGAATTTACCTCCTACACAGACCCAGACACTGGCGCTGAATGGACACTGGGCGGTGACGGCGAGTGGACTACAGACTTTAACTACGACGACTACACCAATTATCCAGACGGCACTGATTACGTAGATAACGCGGATTATGCGGTCAGCGATGATTACGTAGACAATGGCGGCTACACAGACTACAACGACTACACGGATTATTCTGGTGAAGAGTACGCAAAACGCGGAGGCTTGATGACTATGATGAACAAAGGCGGAGTAGCAGGCTACGCACCCGGTGGAGATGTATTTCGTAGCGATGTCCAGTACACCGATAACGGCGACAATTCCTACACCTATTACGATGAAAATCGAGGTTATGTGACCGTAGATTATAACGGGAATGAAATATCTAGCACTCTTGAAGACCCGTATCCCGTTGCATCCTCTGGCACATACGATACAGCAATTGATGATGTGACCGTCCGCAAGTCTGTTGACAACAAAGATGGAACCTACACTCAATATTACAGCGATGGCACATACTACACTTTTGACGACCCAGAATACGGCACGGTCTATGACCCTAACGTCACCACCAAAGCCGTGGCGACCAGTGGCAATCCTTTTTCCTTCGACAATATAGGAAATACCGTATCGAAAGGCTTCCAAAATTTAACTGGCGCAAGCGACGAAACGGTTGCAAAAATAATTGGCGCACTTCCAGCGGCTGGCGCTGGCGCTTTGGTTGCTTCTTTGCTTGGCAATGATTCTGGCGGTGGTGAGCAATATCAAGGTTTTGATATGTCGAAGGTCGGCGCTATCAACCCACGCACCACTGACTTTGGAATTGGCCCGACCAACTTTGTTGGCTACGAAGACTACGGCACAAGTGGCGACGACTACACGCCAAACGAGGAGTTGTTGCGGAACCTGAACGCCCCCGGCTACAACCCGGTGAACGAAGGCGACTACGGCTACGAAGAGGTTGCCGCCGACGAAGAGGTTGCCGCCGAGGGGATGGCCTCTGGCGGTCTGTCTTCTATGGCGACTCCTGTGTCCTCGTACTACACCTTTGGGCAACCTGCGGACATCTTGGCAAACTTGGGAATGCGCCCACAGCCCCCTATGAACCCCCCAGAGATGATGACTCAAGTGGGGCAGCAACAACCTGCACAACAAGCCCAACAACAAAGGTTGCCACAGCAGGCTCCGCCAATGGCTCCACAACAAATGTCGCCCATGATGCCTCAGCAGGGGATGCCTCCCCAAATGCGCAGGGGTGGGTTGTCTCACGTTTCCAACGTGCCAATGACTCAGGGCCGCATGGACTTCCGTCAAGGTTCCGCTGTACATGGAGAAGGCGACGGCCAGTCTGACGACATCCCGGCAATGCTTGCGGATGGCGAATACGTGTTTGATTCTGAAATTGTTGCGCAGATTGGCAATGGCTCGACCAAGGCAGGCGCACAGGCTTTGGACAGGTTCCGCGAGAACATCCGCGCCCACAAGCGGTCAGCACCCATCAATAAAATACCGCCCAAGACAAAAGTGCTAACCTCGTATCTCAAAGGAGCAAGATAATGGCTGGCTTATTTCAGGGTGACCCACTGCCCCCGATTACCAAGACGACGGAAGACCAACAGTCGGCTCCAGAGTTTTACACGAACTACCTGCAAGACATTGCCAATTTAGGCCAGAACGCTGTCCAGCAGGGCGGTATTGCTGGCTTCAGCCCTTTGCAGCAGCAAGCCTTCCAGATGGCCCCAGACGTTGCGTTTGCTGGCGCGGGGTCTATGGGTGCAGCGTCCCAATTGCTGGGCGAGGCGGGCGCTACAACGGTTCCTGATGTCATTGCTGACTACATGAACCCCTACACCTCAAGTGTGGTGGATGAGATGGGTCGCCTGACTGAGCGCAATGTCCAAGAAAACATCCTGCCCAACCTTGGCGCGGCGGCTATTGGCTCTGGTCAGTTTGGTTCTCGTCGTCAGTCTCAGATTACTGGAAACTCTTTGCGCGACATCCAAGCTGACTTGCTGGGCAAGCAGATGCAGGCGCTTCAGCAAGGCTACACAACCGCAGGAAGTCAGGCTCAGGCAGACCTGACTCGCGCCCTACAGGCTGGGCAGGGGTTTGAGAACTTGGGCCAAGCCCAGCAGGGTT